GTCCGTCGGGAACATCTAACCACACGCGTGATTTTAATCCTGGAGCCGAAGCTTTTACTATCTTCTTTTGATCTATTAAATTTTGAACCATTCTCTCCAGATGGTTAATACCTTTCTCTTGTAGTACGTCGCTTAAACGCTCCTTATGATGGCCTATGCCATTTGCTTTACCTGTTTGGGTGAAAGGTTTACCCTCCAGGGCAGCGTTCTTAATACAAAACATAAGATCATCAAGTTCAAAATCTGTCCCACGTTTAGATAGAAGTACGTCATCTGTTCGTCCTTCCAATAATCCATTGTGAGAATTACGCACAAAGGTTCGTATCTCTCTGTTGGCTGGTCCATTGCTTTTTACAACAGCACCATTAACAATACGATTACGTCTATATTCAATGTCTAATGTTTTACATAAATATTTCATTTCGCCTTCTGGTGGAACCCAGAGAGCCATGGCAAATCGTAATCCATCAACAATGGCAGATGTACCTCTAATTAAATTACGTGCATGTTCCGGAGTTACAACAGGATTCTTTATGTCTATCTTTGTCATGTGATGTACAAGAAGCCACGTAGCGTTGGTTTCCGTCGCTAAGGCTGCAAAGTAGCCCGTCACAAACGCACCCGCCGCGGGGTCGCTGTTTATATCCGCATAAACAAAGCTCGCGAGTGGATCTATTACTACAAGTGCAAGGTCTTTTATTTTTTTTATCTGCGAGCAAATCTCTTCCCATTGTTCTGTTATTGCCGGTCCATCCCTGGTAGTAGTAACAATTGGCTTAACACCGCCATAGTTTGGAAAAGGCAAGACTTTTAAATCATGTTCTGACTTAGTAAATCTTTTACCTTGATGATCTATTAAGTCAATACGTCTATGTATTTCGTCAGCTTCGTCCTCTGCTGTTAAAATAACGCAGGAACCATTCTGTAATAATGTAGAGTCAAAAGCTCTATCGTATCCTTGCTCACCATAAGCTAATTTTAATCCCAGGTCGAGTGTCAACATTCCTTTTCCGGTGTCGCCAGAAGCAGCAATGATTCCGGCAACACCACGGGGCAATGTTTCATCCAGAAGGTATTCATATTGTGGTGCTTGACCTTTTTTATAATGGGAAACTGATAGACTATCATCTAAAAGATTGATAATCTTAACATCAGAATCTCTCTTATAAAGGTAAGACTCAATATCGAACCCTTCAGCTAGAGCATCAGCAGAATCCCATCCCTTTGGTTTTCCATTTACAGGTTGTAGTACGCGAACACTTTTGCAAATGGTTACCAGGTGGGACGCTGCCGCTGTTCCATACTTCAAACCAGACTCATCATTGTCTGGCCATATGATAACACTGCGCCCTTCTAAGGGTGACCAATCGGTCTTGGAGACGGGGGCATTTGATCCAGCCATGGCTGTAGTAGCCGTAATACCAACCTCCCTCAGAGAGTCCACACATTTTTCTCCTTCTACTAACAAAATGTTAGTATCGAGATCACATTTATCAATGTTATCTTGATTATAGAGGGGTCTAACTTGTGGAAATTTTTTCTCTCCAGACGGAAGCACAGGATAAAATGTCTTGTCTCCTCCCTTAAACTCTTTACGAACAACGGTACATAAAACCTCATTGTTCCTATCTTTGTATATATATTGAATTGTATTAAGCACCTCGCGCGCCGCCTTCGCGACGCTTGGCGTATTTATCGGAGTGTTTTTTAATGGTACGCGGATGCTCATGAAGTCTGATATTTCTTCTACAGCTTCACCAAAAGAACAACCATGTTGATGTTGCCAAAGATCAATAAAATCTCCGAACATTCTGGACCCATTGAACTCACCGCCCAGACCAGGGTTTTCCCGGTTAAGACTAAAAGAACATGAATCACCAAAAGATCCATCTAAGTCACCACATACAAACTCAGACCCTCTTACGCGTCCCTGGGGTAATAAGTGCTGAAGTATATGAGATAGTCTTGGAAAACACTCATCTTTAAATCTAGAAGGATCAAAGTCTTTTTTTTCTTTGACAAGATTTACAGTGTTAAAGTTAACGGTCATGTTCTGTCTCCCAACAGTGGCTTTGAAAATCACAGAACCTACATAAATAATGATCAGGTTGTTGTGCTATTCTTGGCAACCTTTCTTTTGCCTCTACAGCTTTAATGACTAATACTGCTTTGTCAATACACCTTTGTGCTAACTCAGAATCAAAAGGTACTAACTCATGATAAAGTTCTTGTGTGTTCTTATTAACAACAGAAAAAACAGCTGGGTGTTCTGTTAAGTTCATATAGTATTGATATACAGCTATTTGCGAGCTGTACGTTACGTTGTGTTGTGCTACACCTTTTGATTTAAAGGCTTTAAAATTTCTATCGTTAGCGCTTTTACATTCCCACAGTGCAGGGTATCCCATATCTACCTGACCATGCATTATAATGCCATCAACATGTCCTTTAATATTTCCGTTGGCAGATTCAAAGGCAAACTGTTGACCTCTTTTATCTCTGGTTTTAATACCAAAGCCGCCATTTTTTAGCCACAATATTAGCATGTCTTCATAAGTGTGACCGGCTTGAAATATTCGTAACGTATCTCCGGTAAGAGGCTTTTGTTTATCTCTTGGTGTAGCCTCTAAATGATATTGTAATTTTCGTACACACGGAGTCCCTATGTTAGATCCTCCAATATAACCTCTTACAGGTTGTTCTCTTTCTTTTGATTCCAAAGCATCGTTTATGTATTTATTAAACCTATCTGATACATCACCGTTGTTTGGCACTGGATTAAAATTCCACATTGCTTCCCCCTAAAAAGGTATATCGTCATCAAACTCAACTTCCCCTTTCTTCATTTTAGGAGGTTCCTTTTCTGGGGTTTCATATTTATCGGAAAACCATTGGTCTAGTTTTGGTTTATTAAATTGTGCAAAGGCTTGGCCTTCGTGAGATCTAAAAATTCTATAAAAATTATATATAATGCTATACAATTCATCCTTACTTAAATCTTTAAAACTTTTAGACCATCCTAGAGTATCTAAAAATTCTATTACTTCTTTCATAGATTGATCTAATGTTAAGGGTACGTGTCCCATATCCGTTGGCGCCCCTGCGGGGCTGCTATCTTTCCAGTCGTGCATGTTTATTTTATCCTTCTGTAAACATAAGGCACTACAGAACCACACCATTGTTTTTTTATATGTATCAGTTCTACCATAAGCGTGAAAACCAATATTTAAACATGTGTGACAACTCCTATAACCCTTACTTGTTGTGTTAATTTTTTTTAAGGAAGCCACCAAGTTATTGTGATGACTTCCTTTTTTAAAAAAATCAGATTGCGACATCTTTAGAACGCAAGATCCTTTACTTGTCGTCTCAATATTTGTCCTACATATTGAGGAGAAACTTCAAGCTTTTTTGCTATATGCGCATTTTTTAGTCCATCCTGTTTTAATAAAATAATTTTTTCAGGAAGGTCGCTATGCTTCTTACGACCTCTGGCATCACTAAACAACCTAGAGTTAGACTCTAGATCATGTAGTAAAGTATCGTGGACCTCAATAAGTTGACTAATAGCCTTGCTCATTTTCGTAAGATCATTTTTTCTCATAGTAACCTCTAATTATTGATTCAACCAATCAGGGCGATCGGAAGTAACGGGTTGAGCCGCTGGCGCGGCCGGTGCTGGCGCAACAGGCGCTGGTTCAGCAACCTGATCTGTATCAGGTGAAAAAGCAGGCGATGCTATAGGTGTAGCCGGAGCTACAGGTGCCGCAGGTGCATTAGGAGTTAATCCAAATATAGATGCGTGTTTGTAATATTCCTCACCATTTTTAGCAGTTAAAGCATAACTTAATTTATTAGAAGAATCCCAAAACTCAGGAGGATTAGTGCCTTCTTTTTGATTACCCTTTTGTATTTTTATAGCACCTACGAATTGTATACCATCTAAAAAACCCCAATCTTTATGCGCTGACATATCACGTTTAGCCATAGCTTCTGGAGAATCGTCATTTGGATTAATACCAAGTGCTGATTCAATTATAGAACGAAGCGCCTTCATCGTAATATTTTTTGCCGGATTGTCAGGATTAGGAGTAAACACAGTAAAATTGTCAAAGAATCTTCTACCCTTATGTTCACCATTTAACAATTCAAAGTTCAATACTAAATACTGAGTCTTACCATCTCTTTTTGATAAATTAAGATAAGGCACACCAGGTACAATTCTTTCAGGCTTATCACCATCAGACGGATCAATGAGATGTATTTTCATAGCACCCATTGTTTTGTCTGGAATTAAGTCTGGTGCCTTTCTTTCATTAAAATTATCTTGTTCTGCGTTGTTAAAATTCATAACCATTATTTGTCTCCTTTGATTTTTTTCTGTGTTATTTTATTTAATAAATTACCTAAGTGTGGTTCTTCAATTTGACTAAGAAGACCAGACCTATCCTTACATGGATAATCCCAAGGGTTATCTGTATGGCACACAAACATTCTTTGTTTGTTGGTAGGTTGTTCTGGATCGAGATTATTAGTAGGCTTCCAAACATAACTAATCATTTCATCTACAATACCAGGTATCGCTAACTTAGCTCCAGAACCATCCATCTGGATAGAGTACGATTCTTTTTGCGTAACATCATCCTTATAGGAATCAAGTAAGCCCACAAAAATAACATTTTTATTTTTTACATGTTGTAAGTGTGTAGCCCACTGAATAAGTTCTGTTTTAAGTTTGCCATATATTTTAAGTGTATTAGGTGTACCGCCTTTTGTTTCTGCATCCGGCTGTTGCTCACACCAAGAAAAACATAATCTTGATGCTACACTTATAGAATCGACAAATAAATTGTCGTATGTATTATTAATGTCTTTAAGATTTGGAAATCTTTTTAAGGCACTATTGTAGTGTGCTTGACCATAGGATAAGTTTTCACTAACAATCGATACGTTAGGTCCTCCTAATAACACAGCAATGTCTTTACAGTCTTGCCATGTTTCCGTTTCAAGCGTCACACCTTTAAAATTTCTAACAGACAAATCTCCTGCTTCGATATTCACGAAGAGAGTTTTCTCTTGATCTAAAGTTAAAAGTTGTGATGTCTTACCAATACCAGATTCGCCAAGTAACATTACTTTAGCTCCAAAATCTGATCCTAGTCTTTCTTCGGCTGATATTATTCTCATTATTTGTCTCCCATTGAAAATTTTAATTTATAAGTAGGGCTACTAGGCTCTACTGTTCTTGCTTTTTGTAAAGTTTTTTGTATGTCAGGGGGAGCAGACTTGTACTTCGTCTCGCTCACCGTCCATTTAACTTGAGCATAGTGATTCGCGGCTTCTTTGCCTTGAGTCTTTGCTATTGAGTCAAGACCTTTAATTAATTTGTCTTGATCCCATGTTATCTTTGGAGTGATGGATGCTTCAACTTTGCATCCGTCTGATATGTCGAAGGTTCGAGTACCTGTATCGACTCCGTCAGATTGCAGCCTTGCATATAAACGTTGTCCTAGAGTCTTATCTAAAACACCCCTGATTTTTTGGCCTTGTTTAGTGATGACTTGTCTCAAGTGAGTACATTGATTCAAGGCATCGAGGGCCTCATTCTCTGTCATGCTAGAAATGTCGAGGTCACTAGCCTCTATTATGTTTAGTTCTTTCATACTATTATCCTATTATCTATGGTTATCTAAAAAGTGGGCATTCTTTATCCCAAGATGTGTATGCCACATGTAAACTAATATGACAAGTAAAAAAACAATTATTTTTAAATTATATTGTAAACCTAAAAATTATCGTTATAGTGTAACGACTTATGGAGATTAATATGACAAATAAAAAAGAAAAAAATTATTCAACTGCAAGAATTTATATTGAAGATTTAGCACGATTAAGATTGATTGCAAAACACACAGGTAAGACTCAAATAAGTACTTTACATGATCTTGTTAAAGAAAAATGGAATGACGATTTTATGGAAGAAGAAGATGTTACTGTGTCAGCTAGTGGTATTGAATCTGTAATGCCTCAGCCTAGTCTTTAACTTAGACCGGTAAAGGCCCTACAAAATCTGGGTCACTACTGTCAACATATTGTGTATTTTCTTGAACAAATGCAGCATCTTCAGGATTAAGAAGTCCCATTTCAATTAAAGCCATTTCTTCGTCAGCTGTTAAATACTGTCTGTCATCATAACTAACGGCTAATTGAGGAAGTATACCATTACTACCACCCATGCCTCTTGCTGATCTGGTTAATGCATCAATTGCATAATCCTCTAACCCTAAGTCGGCATATCTTTGTTCTAAAGCTTCGCCAGATGGTGCTGCGCCAACGGCATTATTTAAATTAACTACTGTTTCACCATTTGCTACAGCTTTCTGTGCAGCTAAAGTTAAGTTCTTTGTTAAGTCTTCTACAATTTTTTCGCCTGATTGTGGCTCGTATCTATATGTAAGTACTTGCCCTTCAACACCTGACATAAGATTTAAATCACCTTCATCAGGATTATAAGTAAGCCTATCCATGTAAGAAGAATCTTCTTCTTGATTACCAATACTTACATACATATCATCTCTGTTACCAAGGCCCACTTCTATATCACCTTCAAAAGTTACACCATATGTTTCGGCTATATCATTAGCGATAGGTGTCATGGCTGTTGCGATAGTGTCAGCTGTTTCAACATTTTGATCGTTTTGTTTGTCACCACCCATACCGTAAGAAATAACTTCACCACTTCCTAAATCTAAATTAGCAATGCCTGTTTCATTAGAAGGTTCTTGTTGTGCTTCTAACAATCCTGCTACAACTGCTGCGCCAGCTAAGTAAGGATTAGCTGCTGCTCCTGGAAAAAATGCTGCTCCTGCTCCGGCCAGAGTTCCGAAACCAGAACTAAATGATGGGTCATCTATAAAATCTGCTAAATTTGTAATAGCACTTATACCACCTAATACTTGGCCAGGGCTTACTCCAATACCTAAAGCTTCTTTGTTACCCATAAATGTACCAAACTTATTAAAGATATTGCCTCCGCCATCTGTAAGAAGTTCTTCAGCAGGCAAGTCACTTGCTATTATATTTTGTGCTTGTTGTCCGCCCATCTCAATAAATTCAGCTTCAGTAACATGTCTGCCTAAATCATAACTATAAGCGTGCTTATCAGGACCTAACAAACCTATACTTGAGGTCTGAAATCCTGACAGTACATTTTCAGCACCATCCAATGCTGAAGCAAAATCAATTAATTCTGTTCCAGATTTAACTCCAGAAAAAGCAGAAGAAAGGGCGTTTTCATCTACTAATTTTGTAGCGCTTCCTAAAATATCAGATCCACCCGCACTACTTGCAAAAGAACCAAGATTTGCGCCAGAAGAAGCTACATCAAAAACATTAAACTTGTCTGTGCCAAAGACTCCCCTGTTGGTACTAAAAATATCGTCGTCTGATGACAAAGGTCTACTACCATCTTCAAATAATTCTTTTTCACCATCAAGAAATTCGTCCTTTGCGACATTATAATCATACTCAGCGATTGCATCAGCGTCAGTTCCGTATAATTTTTTAGTAAATGTAGTTCCAGCAGCATCACCAGCTGTTTCAATTGCGGATCCGTCAATACCCACAAGACTATTATAGTCAGCTAAACTAAGGCTTCCTGAAGCAAGACTATCAAGAATATCAAAAGCATAGGTAGCATCAAAACCAGCATCTCTTAACTCTTGCATCTTTTTTATTGTGTCAGGATCACCTTCTTCAAATCTATCAGATCCAACAGCGCCCCCTCTAATTACTCCATCTAAATCAGTAAAGTCTGATGCACCAATGACATCGCCATTCGCATCAGTAACAAGCCCTTCGTCTGGATCTAGATTATCATATAAATCTTCTTCAAATTTTGTTTCAATATTATCTTCAATTAGACCTTCTTCAAATCTATTACCTCCAGAATCTATTGCATCAGCAATCGTATCGTCAAACTGATTTTTCAAATCTATTTGATTGGCGTCTATTATATCTTGATTGTCATTTCTAATTTTACGGTCTTTTATTCTATCAATAATAGTTTCTTTGCCTGTTAAAGCATTATAGCCTTCAGTAATTCCTAAACCAACAACGCCAGATAAAATAATATTTTTAAGTTGATCAGATGAGCTAGGTGTATTGTCTGGAAGTTCTAAATCAACGTCGCCTCCGCCGCCAGATCCAGGTCCTACAATAACACCGCCACCGTTATCACCACCGCCGTTATTACCACCACCGTTGTTGCCTCCGGTATTATTACCTCCACCGTTATTACCGCCGCCGGCTCCGCCGTCGTTACCGCTACCGTCACCAAAAGTTGGGTCACCTAAGTTAGGATTTCCTGAACCTAGTCCGGGTCGTGATACACTTCCTTGAAAGGTTTGATTAAAGGTACCAGTGCCAGAACCACCAAAGAATTGATCAGGGTTCATAGTGACATCAAAGATATCAATCGCAGGATTTTGTACAGTTTGACCTGTCATAAAATTAGTAGCAGGACGTCTTATAAAACGAGCATT